ACACCAGAGTTCCAACAACTTATTAAGGATAATCAATAATGAGAACTCAACTACTATGTACATTTACCAAACGAAATAGATTCTATGAGACAGTAGATATTATACTAGCTTGTAACGATATCGTATTCGATAAGGTATATGTATTTCAAAATGAAAATGATTATCATCAGTTAATCTGTACCTATAATGTAGAGTATGATGAAGATGCAATACAAGAAGTACCAGACACTATTTCATTACACAGAAAAAAGAACACCAACACACTATACACAATCAACGCACTTAATGATTTGATTCGTGAACTCAATGGTGGTAAGTTAGATAAGACCTTTCCAATCGAATGGGAAAATTATAAGAATTGTTTACTACTAACAAATGAAGAAGGTCTTAATAAAATACCTACTAGAATCTATACGATAATAAATTCAAAAACTTGGGAAAACGAGAAAAAATAATTGTATTTTCAAAAACTTGATTATACTTATATTTGAATGGTTACGAAAGTAACAATTACTAATTAACTAATTAAATAATGGAGAATAATAATGGATTTAAATGCAATCAAAAACCGTCTTAACCAACTTCAAACCACAAATAATAGAACATCAAATCTTTGGAAACCATCACCTGGTAACCAAATTGTTCGTATTGTGCCTTATAAGTTCAACAAAGATAATCCTTTCATCGAGTTATACTTTCACTATGACTTAGGTGGAAAGAATTACCTATCACCAATCTCTTTTGGTAGACCAGACCCGATTGAAGAGTTCGCTCAGAAATTAAAAGGAACTGGTTCAAAGGATGATTATCGTTTAGGTAAGAAAGTTGAAGCGAAAATGAGAACTTATGCACCTGTAGTTGTTCGTGGTGAAGAAAGTCAAGGGGTTAAGTTTTGGGGATTTGGAAAGACTGTTTATCAAGAACTTCTTTCTATAATCGCAGATCCAGATTATGGTGATATTACAGACCAAGTTAGTGGTCGTGATGTTGCTGTAGAGTTCAAAACAGCTGAAGAAACTGGTGCTAGTTTCCCATCTACATCGATAAGAGTAAAACCTAATCAAACACCTATCACCGAAGATGCTTCAATGATGGAGTCGTTAACTGAAAATCAAAAGAATATTACTGATATCTATCAAGAACTTTCTTATGATGAGTTGACTAATGCATTGAATGAGTATCTAAATGGTGGTTCATCTGAAGAAGAAAAAGAAGAAGAATCTACTCCAAAAGTAGAACCTGCTTCTTATAATTCTAAAGAAACATCAGATGCGTTTGATGATTTATTTAATAACTAAATAATCTATAATTGTGGGTGTTGAAGCCAACACTAATAAAACCGAGTGTGTGCGAAGGATTCTTCATAAAGCCGGACACACCCACTTTTAATTAGGAGAAACTTATGTCTACTAGAGACGAATTAGCTGGTGTCTTAGCTGACACAATTAATAAACAATTCAAGGATATGAAAGTTGCATACTTCTTGGATGGTTCAGACACAACACCCACAGATGTAAAAGATTTTATTTCTACAGGTTCTACAATGTTAGACTTGGCAATATCCAATCGACCAGATGGTGGTATTGCAGTTGGTAGAATCACAGAACTAAATGGTTTAGAGAGTAGTGGTAAATCTTTAATCGGTGCTCACATGTTAGCAGAGACTCAGAAAAAAGGTGGTGTTGCTGTTTACATAGATACAGAGACTGCAGTCAGTACAGAGTTCTTAGAAGCTATTGGGTTAGATGTTGAAAGTATGTTGTACTTACATCTAGAAACAGTAGAAGATATCTTTTCTGCTATTGAAGAGATTGTTGCAAAAGTTCGTGAATCAGATAAAGATAGATTGGTAACAATCTTAGTAGATTCACTAGCTGCTGCTTCAACCAAAGTAGAGTTAGAAGCAGAGTTCGACAAAGATGGTTGGGCTACTTCTAAAGCTATTATCCTTTCAAAGGCAATGAGAAAGATTACTCAGATGATTGGAAGACAAAAGATAGCTCTTGTATTTACAAATCAACTTAGACAGAAACTTGGTGTAATGTTCGGAGATCCTTGGACAACAAGTGGTGGTAAAGCTTTACCATTTCATGCGTCAACTCGTATCAGATTAAAGAACGTTGGTCAAATCAAAGATAAGAAAAACAATACTATAGGTATGAAGATGAGGGCTCAAGTTATCAAGAACAGATTAGGTCCTCCCATGAGACATGCTGACTTCGAACTTTATTTCGAGAGTGGTATTGATAATGAAGGTAGTTGGTTAAAGGTCATGAAAGAACATAAACTCGTTAAACAAGGTGGAGCATGGTATACTATGGATGACCACAATGGTAATGAGATTAAGTTCCAATCAAAAGATTGGCCCGAGTATCTTAAAGATGAGGATTTCAAAACTCATTGTTATCAGATGATTTGTGACAAAGTTGTTCTTAAGTACGAAAAGAACTTTGGAATTGACGATGTTATAATCGAAGAGGAACCAAGTGAGTAATGCAAAATATTTGTCTATACTCGATGAGATAAAGAAAAAAGGTGGTTCCCTTGACGGTGGTGAACCAAATGACAAAGTACTAATCATAGATGGCTTAAATACTTTTATCAGAGTATTTAGTGTTATACCAACTACCAATGAAGATGGTATTCATATTGGTGGAATAGTTGGTTTCTTGAGAAGTATTGGTTATGTAATAAACATGATTAGGCCCACTCGTGTCATCATAGTATTTGATGGTAAGGGTGGTTCTAATCGCCGTCGCAAAATATATCCTGAGTATAAACAAAACAGAAAAACAAAGTATCGAGTAAATCGTTCCAATAGTTTTGCATCACAAGACGATGAAAAGATGAACATGATTATGCAAATACAGAGAGTGGTAGAATATTTAGATACTTTACCAGTAACTGTGTTGTCGTATGATAATATTGAAGCTGATGATACAATAGGATATATTTGTAGACAAGTTCTTACAGATTCTAAAATCACTATTATGTCTACTGATAAAGATTTTCTACAATTAGCAAATGGTAGAATAAAGATTTGGAGTCCAACTAAAAAGAAAATGTATGATGAGGATAAAGTACTTGATGAGTATGGTATATCATCCCATAATTACATTTGGTATAGAGTTTTAGATGGTGACAAGTCAGATAATATTAGTGGTGTTCGTGGGTTTGGATTAAAAACAATTCAGAAGAAGTTACCATTTCTAAGTGAAAATAGAATAGTAAAACTAGATGAAGTCTTAGATGAATTACCAGAACATAAAGATACTATAGAACTAAACTACAAGTTAATGCAATTATCTGATGTAGACATTTCAGGTTCTACAAAGACAAAAATAATCGATGCAGTAAACTCACCAATCAATAGATTGATTAAGTTTAAGTTCGAGAAAATGTTTTTAGAGGATAAATTGTTTACAGCGTTACCAAATGTAACAAGTTGGTTACTAAATAACTTTAATCAATTAAATAGTTACGCAGAGAAGACACATAACAAATGAGTGTAAATTACGAAGTATTAAATAAATATCTAGATATAGATTCCTTAGAGTTGGAGTTTCATAAAGTCACTAATGATATAAGAAACATAGACATGGAATATGGTATGGAAGTGATATTTAATTACTATCGTAAATTTGGATTCCCACATTATACTATCAGAGATGAGGAAAAGTATGAACATATGAGAAAACTAAAAAAGTTTGATGTTGATACTATATTAGATGGAGATAAAATAGTTCAGACTATGCATTGTTTAAGATTAGCTTGGACATACTTTCCTCATTTTTGGGAAGTCCGATGTGGTAATGCAAAGTATTCACCGATGGAAATATTTAACGATGATGAAAAATTAAAGTCTACCATTAAGAAAACTTGGAACTTCGAGTTAAAACATTACAAGGGTGAAGAGGGTAGAGAGAAGAATAAGTTTCACGAAAATAGATTCAGACAATCATTGAAAATATACACAGGCACACAATCTGTCAGTAACTTTAGACCAACTGCTGCTAAACTAATATACGAGAAGTTCGGTGGTGATGTTGTTTGGGATATGTCATGTGGATGGGGTGGAAGATTATTAGGTTTTCTAGCTGCATCAAATACTAAACATTACATTGGTACAGAACCATCATCTAAAACTTATGATGGACTTCAGAAGATGGTGAAAGATTTTTCGTATTTTGAAAAACAAGTTGATATTTATAAACTCGGTAGTGAGGAATACAAACCTAAAAAAGAGTCACTCGACTTGTGTTTTACTTCACCACCATACTTTGATACTGAAAAATATTCAGACGAAGACACACAAAGTTATAAAAAGTTTCCAACTGAAGATGGTTGGGTAAACGGGTTTTTAAGAAAAACAATTCAAAACTGTTATGATGGTTTAAAAGATAATAAGTATATGTTAATGAATATTGCTAACACACCTAAATATAATTTCATCGAAGAAGAAACAATTCGTATATCTAAAGAGTTAGGATTTGTTCAAGAAGATACATTACAATTAACTTTATCAAGTGTTATGGGAGCAGGTTACAAATACGAACCTGTTTTTGTTTTTAGAAAGGAGAGTAAATGAGTGAAACACTAACACAATTTGGAACATCGTTTCAATCTAAAATTATTGCTTCATTAATGAGTGATGTAAAATTCATTCAAACTATTAGTGATATATTAGAACCAGATATGTTTGATTCTGATTCTGATAAATGGTTGGTAAAAAATATTAGAGAATACTTTTATGAGTATAAAAAACAACCTACCTTAGAAGTAGTAAAGTTTAAGATAGATGAAATAGATAACGATGTATTAAAATCTGGTGTTGTAGAAAAATTAAGAGATGTTTGGAAAAACATAGAAGCAACAGATTTAGAGTTTGTACAATCAGAAACTTTAGATTTCTGTAAGAATCAGACATTAAAGAATGCAATACTAGAATCAGTTGAATTATTAGAAAATAAAAATTATGATGGTATAAAGTCAATTATAGATGATGCAATGAAAGCAGGTACAACAAGAGATTTAGGTCATGACTATGTTCCATCTTTAGAAGCAAGGTTAGAGGAATCATCGAGAGTTACTGTTAAAACACCTTGGGATGTTATAAATGATATTACTGATGGTGGTCTTGGTGCAGGTGAACTAGGTGTCATTGTTGCTCCTGCAGGTATTGGTAAGTCTTGGACATTACAAGCTCTTGGTTCTGAAGTAATTAAAAAGGGTAAAACAGTTGTACATTACTCTTTAGAGTTAAATGAAAATTATGTAGGTCTTAGATATGATTCTATATTTAGTGGTGTTACTACTGCTAATATAAAGTATCATAAGGAAGAAGTACAGAAACAAATATCAAAGTTACCAGGTAAGTTATTAATCAAATACTTTCCAACCAAAGCTGCATCAGTACAAACATTAGGTTCACACTTAAAACAAATAGAATTAAGTGGTGTTGATATTGACATGGTTATTGTAGACTATGCAGACATCCTAATGCCTACGGGTAACTTCAAAGAGAAAAGACATGCAATAGGAAATATCTATGAGGACTTAAGAGGTCTAGCTGGTGAGTTAGAGATTCCTATTTGGACTGCTTCACAAGCAAATCGTTCTGCTCTTGAAGAAGATGTGATTGGTGCTGATAAGGTAGCTGAAGATTATAGTAAAGTAATGACTGCTGATTTTGTTATGAGTATGAGTCGAAAGGTAGAAGACAAGATAGCAAATACAGGTAGGTTTCATGTAATTAAAAATAGGTTTGGTATTGATGGTGTTACATATCCGTCTACGATAAATACTAATATTGGTGTTGTAAAAATTCACGAGGGTAGTAGTCAGTTCGGAAAAGAAACTCAAGACAAGATGAATAATAGTTCTGAGTTCTTAAGAAAAGAATTAGCAAACAAATATAAGGACATGGAAAAAAAAGTTGAGGGATTTGAATAAAATAGTAATTATGATTTAATATATATTATATTTATCTATGTTACTAGGAAAGAATAATTAAGGATACAGAATGGAAAAATTTACGTTATCGGAAAAGTTTATAAATAAATACAAAAGAAAAAAGCCACCATTTGGTTTCAATGGACTAGGTGAGTTAGTTTACATGAGAACATATTCAAGAATAAAAGACGATGGAAAAAATGAAAGATGGTGGGAAACTGTTCAACGAGTAGTTGAGGGTACTTACACCATGCAAAAGAATTGGATAGACTCACATCAATTAGGATGGAATCCATGGCAAGCACAAAAGTCAGCTCAAGACATGTACGAGAGGATTTTCACGATGAAGTTTCTACCACCAGGTCGTGGTTTGTGGGCTATGGGTACACCAGTTACAGAAGAAAAAGGATTGTATGCGGCTTTGAATAATTGTGCTTTCGTCTCTACAAGTACAATTAAGGAAGATTACTCGAAACCATTCTGTTTCCTTATGGATGCTAGTATGTTAGGTGTTGGAGTTGGATTCGACACAAAAGGTGCTGGTGAAATAGTAGTAAAGGGTATCGATGACTCTAGAGGTGAAACTGAGTATGTAATACCAGACACTCGTGAGGGATGGGTTGAGTCTCTTAAACTATTATTAGAAAGTTACTTTCATGGAACTTCACCAATAAAGTTCGATTACTCAGAAATAAGACCAGCTGGAGTTCCAATTAAAGGTTTTGGTGGAGTAAGTTCAGGTCCTGAACCTTTAATAGAAGTACATGATGATATTAGAAAAGTATTAGAAAAGAATAGTGGAGAACCAATTTCAGTAACAACAATCGTAGACATAATGAATCTAATCGGTAAATGTGTTGTAGCAGGTAATGTTAGAAGAACTGCTGAGATTGTATTTGGAGATCCTTATGATGAAGAATATTTAGATTTAAAAAACTATGAAGTAAACCCACACAGAGATCAATATGGATGGACAAGTAATAATAGTATATTTGCAGAATTGGGTATGGATTATACTGAAGCTGCCAAACGAATAGTAGATAATGGAGAACCAGGTTTTGCTTGGTTAGAGAATATGCAGAAGTATTCTCGTATGAAAAATGGTGGTGATGATAAAGACCATAGAGCAATGGGTGGTAATCCTTGTCTAGAACAAACATTAGAATCTTATGAGTTATGTTGTCTTGTAGAAACCTTTCCAAACAATCATGATTCGTTAGAAGATTATCAAAGAACTTTAAAATATGCTTATCTATATGCTAAGACAGTTACATTAGGAAGAACTCATTGGTCAGAAACCAACAGAGTTATGTTAAGAAACAGAAGAATAGGATGTTCAG